GGTTCCAGTATGGGAACCAACCCACAGTACAAGGAATATATTCCCTACGCCGTTGGCTGTGCACAAACAGTTCACACGTCCACCGACGTCTGCAATCGGTTCAATAGATGCCCAAGCTTCAGCAGCGTTAGGAATAAACGCCATCTCGTCAATGAACACTCGATACACAGATTCTCCACGAGCAGGGTCATTACCAGAAGGTAATGACTCCACAGCCGACTCATTAGCAAACACAATCTTTAGTTGGTTATCCGATAACAACTCTGGTCCATGTTGTCGCATCCACACAGGAAGCATCTTGTAGCCGTACTTGGACTTTTGTAGCAACTTGGCTGCTTCACGCTCTGTGCGTGAAAGCATAACAATAAATCTGTCAGGCCAAAAGAAAGCCAACCAAAACGAATAAGCAGATGCAAGGGTCGAGAACCCTATTTGTCGTGCTTTTAGTACAATTGAGTATCTGGTGGATAACCATGTTTCTATTGTTTCTCGTTGCGCGTCACGCAACTCAAACTTGATACGACCCCGCTCAGGGTGGCGTATCATCCAATAGTTGGAACAGAAATGTTCAAATGCCGCAACCTGCTCTTGAAAGGTTGCGTTCTCTGGACCTTTACATTTTCTCCATTCCTTCTCGTTGAGAAGGTCTGAGAGTTCCATTACTTCTTTTTAGTAGAACCAAATGCCGAAGCAATTTCATCTGCAGACAATTCGCCATCAACCGAAGCTGTTGCAAGTTTTTGTACTACGCCAAACAATGCTGTTAATCCAGCAACACCTGCTGATTTAACTACATCGACACCAAGGATTGCTCCACCAGTAATGATTGGTAGGGCACTGGCAATAAACAATGAAATAAGTCGTTGTCCAAGGTCAAGTGCTTTTGCTATTGCTGAATTCATGGTTTTTCCTTTTCTAAGACCACTTTAAGAAAGTGGACGATTATGGCTACTATTGTTATTCTCCAACCCATGACACGGGTTTGCCCAGACAAGGTAATTAAAACCATGCCTGTTCCAGCCAAAGTCCATGTTAAACCATGAATCTCTGACAGAATCTTTTTCATATTACTTAGACCTTTTCGTTACCGTCCCGGCAGTTGCTATAAGAACACCAGCAGCAGCTACGCTGCGTCTGGTGCGCACAGGGATGTTTGACCCTGCTGGCACATAGCTGTCAAAAGAACCTTCAAATATATTAATCTTTTTCTCAAAGATGGTAATTACTTGAAGTGGGGCATCAACCAAAGCATCAATAATTTCTGCTGCTTGTTGGGGATTAATTATCTCTACATCGATTTTGTCAAAAACTTCAGCAATTTCTTCTGCGTCCATTTTGAACACAGCTTCAGGGTCGTTAAGGATTTCAATGGCTTGATTAACAACTATCGCATTTTCCTCTAGGCGTTCAGACAATTCTGGATTTGCAGGAATTGTTGTGGATGTAGAAATAGGAACCGGAACAGCAGTGGTTGTTGGTGCAACGAATATACTAGTAGTAGTAGATGTTTGATTTACTATTGTCGTTGTTGGAGGCGGTACGGTTTCTGGTGGTGGAGGCATGGTGGTTTCTACGCTTGGTGGTACTAATGGCACAAGACCTACTAGGGGCACTGGCTCACTTTTTATGGGTGGGATTAAAATAACAGGCAAAGTCATAGGTGGAATTACAATGGTTTCTGGTGGAGGCGCAATGGTTTCTGGTGGCAAGGTTGCTATGACTGGTGGCAAACAAACACCACCATTATCCGCTTTAGCAGATAATGAATAAAATGCTAGAAAGATTGCTGGTATAGGAATAAACCAGCGAGTTGCGCTTTGTTTCACTTCAGTTCCGTTTTTGGAATACTAGTGTAACCATAATGACGTTAAACATTATTTTAAGTACGCAACAGACACTACTGTTTGTCTAGACTAGTTCTATCCATTGCTTGTTCGGTTCAAACCACGCATACTTCTTGCCCTCGACAACTGGCATTGGGGTTGGTGGCTGCCAGTCATGGTTGCTATCCAATACCCAAGAAGGATACGGCTGAGGTGCGATAAAAATATCTAGGTCAGCGTCATACGAGTAGCCGATACCTGCGTACTGTTTACGGATACGATTGTTGTACGAGGTTTGTACCCAGGTGCCACCGAAAAGATTTGTACAAAACTCTGCACCTTTAGACTCAACCTCTACACCGTCTACGAGTAGTTCGTTGTTGTGTACGACTACGCCATTTATTACTACGCCGTTATGTATTTGAACAAAGTGTGCCATTAGAAAGTTATCGTTCCTGAACCAGTAAAAGTATAAATGTTATAACCGCCACTAGTAACTAATGACGGTGAACCTGTTGTTGTTGCAAACCTGAATGTGTCTGCATATCTAAGCACAACAATTCCGCTACCACCATTGCCACCGTTTGATGTGCTAGCAATTGTTGTTCCACCACCGCCACCGCCACCAGTGTTTGCTGTGCCAGGATTGCCGTTATTGTTGCCACCTGTTGTGCCACCCGTTCCGCCACCGCCTGTACCTGCTGCACCTATAGTCCCACCTGCACCACCAGAACCACCAAAACCTTGACCACCAGAACCACCGCCACCATAAGTTACAGACGAACCAGTTATGGAAACTGCCACACCATTACCACCGGTGCCTGAAACAGTTGATGAAGCATTACCGCCAACAGCACTAGCGCCACCACCACCGCCACCGCCTAAATGTGCTGCTGCACCACCAGCACCATTACCGCCTGCAAATCCTTGATTTAAAGTTCCAGCACCGCCAACTTGATTATTAAACGAACCACCGCCACCTGAACCGCCAGAAACGCCAGTTGTACTCTGATTGTATGCACCACGACCACCACCAGTACTAGTAATCGTAGAAAACACGCTATCAAAACCGTTTGAACCATCATTAGTTTGTGATGTTCTACCAGTGCCACCATTGCCAACAGTTATTGTGTAAGTTACGCCAGCCGAAACTGCTAATGCTGTTTCTAAAGTACCGCCACCACCAGTTGCAGTAACCGTGCTACGAAGTCCACCAGCGCCACCGCCAGGTCCGCCGACTGAATTACCGTCACCGCCACCACCGCCGCCACCAGCAACAACAAGATAATCAACTGCGCTCGGTGCTTCAAGACTATCACCTGTCGGCATCCAATCCGAAAGATATGTTGAAACCCTCGTGCGAGAACCAAATCTAGACATCGCTAAACCCTAAACCGTAATCTGGTTTACATACCCGTGAATACAAATCACATTCGCAGTAGCGGCAAAAGCCTTAACAACAAGCGGAGTTGCATTACCCTTAATCAACAAACCAGGGATAAGCAGAACAAGACCCGACTCAGCCGTAACAGTCAATTCGATGTTGCCATCAGGTGCAGTAGCTTCGCCCCACTCAATCGTCAGTTTAACTGACGAAGCAGAACTGTTTACTGCGTAAATCCAAACCTCATCAAGAGTTGTAGCCGTAGCCGAACCTGTATGAATAGTTGTACCAGCCGTAGCGGTTGCAGCAACCTTGACGGCTTTGCCATCTGTGCTGCCTGAAAGAATTTTTTTAGTGAAAGTCGTTGCCATGTTATTGTCTCCTAATTAGTGGTTAAACCGTTACTATCCGAATAGAACTTCTTCTTCAACATTGTAGTCATCGAATATTTGTAACTCCAACCAGTCCATGATGTCGCCCTCATCGAAACCGGCAAAGAATGACTCATCGTTGAAGTAGCTGTTAAACAGGTCGCCCAAGGTGTCACCAGTGGCACCTTGGTCTTTGAGATACTGGTAAGCCAAAGTACCACGGTTCTCTAGACCACGCTCAGACCAAAAAGTATATAGCAAGTCGCCAAGCGTCTTGCCAGCATCAGGGTATAGCACAGACAACTGAAGATAGATTGCATCGTTAGTTGTCGTAGCCATCACACCACCTTTAGTCCACGCCGAGATTTCTCATGTGCAGCAATCTGCCCAATCAGCTCGTCGAGTTCTCTATCAGTTAATTCGTTTGTCTTCTTAGTAGACTGAAGCGTTACCGTAGGCGGTAACATGCGGTTGGTGGCCTGCAGATAGAGTTGTGCAGATTTGGTGTCTCCTTCTAGGGCTTTGTCGTAAAGTGTGTCCAGAAGCTTTTGTGTGCGTTCTGGTGAGCCTTGGATGTCGTCTACCCGCTTCTTCCACTCATTAAGGAAGACTTCTTTTTTCTGCCAGCGTCGTAAGGTGGTTTCATCTATTGTGTGTTCTAGTGCGTACTTTGCTTTTGAGGCTGGCACACGCTCCGATGGAGCGGTGCACAGCCAATCCAAATAGTTTTGTTGAGCGGTTGTCAGAGTCATTTCTTCGTTGTTTGCCATCACTATGTGTACGAACTGTTACATGTAACGCTTGGGGGGGACTATAGGGGGGGGAAACGCAAACACCACGTTTCCCGTTTCTGTCAATCGACAACGCCCTAAGCGTTGGCGATTGAGGCGTACACAAAGTCAAGAGTTAAGGAGCACTATGCCATACAACTACCGTCAACTTGATAGCCACGCTTCGGCAGCGCCGAAGTCGGGAACAAGCACGTCAACTTACCCACCAAAGGTAAAAGGCAAAAGCTCTAAGGTTAAGAACCCAAAGGCAATGGTCAAGAATTACAAGTAATGGCTAAGACAGCTGCGTGGCAACGCAAAGAAGGCAAAAACCCAAAAGGTGGACTCAACGCTAAAGGCGTTGCGTCCTATCGTGCAGCAAACCCTGGGTCCAAACTCAAGATGGCAGTCACAACAAAACCTAGCAAACTTAAACCGGGGTCAAAAGCAGCCAACCGTCGCAAATCATTTTGCGCC